GTTACTAAAGCCATGCGATGATGCTGTAACAACAGCAGGGTTTGCCTTTGTTACGGCTGTAATCGTCTTGGTGGCTTCTGTAACTATACCGCCATCTTTGAACACACGAATGTAGTTAGCGCCGAACTCAAGCACATATGCTTGCTCATCACTAAACTCAAAGTTCATCAAACGTACTTTGCCGCCATCCTTCGATGTTCCGGCATAATACGAACCAGGGCGGCGTGTAATGCCACCCTGTGGGAAGCTTACCATGTTGGTTAGTTCTTTTGCCGCCTCATTGTACTTCTGTAGATCTATGCGACCTTCAAGACGGGGCGAAAACTCTCCGGCGCGGAAGTTCGTTATAATAGTGGAAACACGCGCCATATTAGTACCTGACGTTTAAGAAATCATCTGCCTGTATTTGGTCTGGGTAGCCTTCCATAGCATCCATAGTACGCGCTTCCTTCAAACGTGACTCATACAGCGCTAGGATGCCTTGTGAGAGGTTGTTGCTGCCAGTAATGGCATATGCAGTCTCTCCGGCAAGACGGTGCGCTATGGCGCTTGAAAGCAGCGTATCAAACTGCTCAGAGTCAGTTAGGCGTGCAATGTATGTAATCTTGCATGTGCTTTCGTTAGTCAGAACCTTCCGGCCCTCAACCTTGAACATCACATTGCTGTCGTATGCAGCCAACTCATTATCAACATTACTGTTCCAAAATGACAAAACCCGCAGACAATATGGATCTGTGGGAAGCGTAAACTGGCTGTTAAAACCAAAGGCCGGCGCGTCAGTATCTTTTGCCAGCGTTTTGCGTGTAATTGCACAGTTCCAAGGATGCGCACGCAAGACATGATCTCTTACAGTCTCGTAGCGTCTGTTACACAACCGCGCTTCTTTGGAGTTTTCAGTGAGCGATGTAATGGTTGCTGCACCAAGCAAATCCATAGCTTCGTTACAAATATCAACGACTGATGGCATCACACACCTCTTAATGAAAAGAAGGGGCGGCGTACCGCCCCCTCAATGTTAGTTCACAACGTAGTGAATGATGAACGACATATCGCCAGCCGTTCCACCAGTTGCATTGAACGTGGCTGCTACATAGTAGTAACCGCCAGCGTCTGCACTTGCACCGGCATCCTGCCAAAGCTGCTGACCGATAGTGTTAATATCGGCAGCTTCAGTACGAACGTCAGCAACGGCTGTCGTGCCATCAGCAACAGAAGTGGCGTATAGATCTTCATCTACAACCGTTCCGTCAGCCTGATACAGACCTACGTTGAATGTGCAGCTACCGCCAAGACCATCTGCTGCAACTTGCAGCGCAGTGATGGATGCGTTGGACGGAATAGGTGCCAGCATAACAATGTCATTGTCGGTGCTGTCACCCGCTGCCAGTGCGATTGAACCCTGTGCAACACGCAGAACACCATGCAACTCGTGAGAGTCACTGAAGACCTGTGGTGAAGCTTCAAAGTTAGCTACAAGAGTCGAGTTTTTAGTAGTCATGATTCATCTCTCCTCTTAGTCTGGGGTTTCGTCACAGAAGATCTGAACAACTTTGTCTTCTTCCATGCGCACCGATCCGATGCTCATGCAGTAGTAGACCTGAGTTGCGTAACCCTTGTCGGCGCGTTCATCAATGCGTGCGCTGATGTCCTTGCCAATACCAAGAGTCAGACCGTCTTCTGCCCAAGCGAAACACTTACGAATGTCGTTAGCGTCCACGGACAGACGGTTGGACATGATGAAGCGGAAGCCCATAAAGGTATCCAGTTCACCCTGCACGAGAGCCTTCACAGTGTTGAAGTCGCTGCTGGTGACAATTGTGTCGCCAAGAAGGTCTTCAATCTGCTTTGGGCCTACTGCAATGTAGCGCGGGATAGACGGGTCAACGTCGTTGAGGTCCATCTTACGCTTTGCTTCACGCAGCTTGGCAAGTGTCAGACCATCGTTAGACGATGCAGATCCGACAGAGTTTGCTGTTGCGTCAAGCGATGCACTGCCAGAACCGGTCTCTCCGGTGCTTGCTGCGCCTGTTGCTGCTGTGATGATCACATCATCCATTGCCCGACCCATAGCTGCTGCTGCGGCGCGTGCGTAAGAAGATGTTGGATCAATAAGCATGCGTACCTTGTCCTGATCATCAATCAGGTCTGCATACTCATAATCAGCAAGAGACAGACGACGGCGGTCATGCGGCGTGTCCATCTGTGGTGTATCGGAGTGGCGGCTGGTGCGCAGGGCAGCAGTTGCTGAACCGATTTGGTCGATAAAGGCATTTTTGCCAACGATATTCTCAGTGCGTACCGCATCACGCAGACGGGAACCCATCTGCTGTGAAAGCATCTGCACGTTAGCAGAATACTGTTGTACAAATGCCGTAGTGACTTGAGTAGACATTGGTCTACCTCCTAACTACAGTTTACATTTACACAAGTTGCGGTGTGCTACCCTTACGGACACTCCTGGCCTTTTTGGCCGGCGTCGGGCCTCCGTCTTTCCGGCTGTCATCAGGACGGCTTTCACCGCTACCCTGCGTCACCCATTGGTAGTAACTTTCTGCCAAATGGGATGGGTTCATGATATCACGTTGTGTGCCAAACTCAATCGCAATTCTAAGGCACTCTAATCTCAGTTCAATTTGTTCTTCATTAGTCATGGATCATACCCATTAACTCTTGAACACGCTGTACTGCTGATTGCCTTGCTGTGACGTTCTTACTGTCCCAGTAGGCGTGGCTTTTATCACCCAGGATAGAATCAATCTCAGCCTGTGCTTGCTTCGGCGTAAGCGAGAAGTTACCCGCAGCCTCACCAATCGTATCTTCGCTTGTCACTGTGGTCTTGAAATCTGCCATAGCCGCAAAGGCTTTGATGAATGCAGGGTGATTACCAACCAGTGTGCCATCAGACAACTGCATGTTTAGTATTTCATCACCAGCAAACTCTTTAGCTGCGCCAGATGCTGCGTTTATCTTTTGATCGTAGGTCTTGCCCCACTCACGACGCAACTCAGCCTCAGTGCTTTCAGCTTGCTCTGCTGCTATCTGCTGCATTTGTTCCGCAGAGTTAGATACTGTTGAACGATAATACTCAAGCACACCCTCTGCTTGCTGTGGTGTGAGCCTTAATTTGTGTGCAATATCAGCATATTGCGTGGCAATGTCTTCAGTAATGACGTTGCCATCTGCTTGGATTTGATAGCCATCGGGTGCTTCTGGGCGACCCAAACGACCATAAATATTATCCAAGTCTTCATCTGTTGGGTTTGTTGGCAGCGGAACCTTCTCTGACCCAATCAAACGCTGTGCGTTTACATAAGAACGCGCTAGATTTTCTACGTCCTTAATAGGGCCAAAGCTGGGATGTTCGCGGATATCTTCTGGTATCATGGTCAAGAAGTCGTTACCAGACCCGCCTTGCGCTACCTCTGCTGGTGTTTCCATCAGCGTAGCGTCTGACGTGGCTACCTGTTCAGCTACTTGTTCTGACATTTATTCCTCACTCATCATGTTGTAAATATGAAGGATTACTGCACGCTTTCCTTCCTCAAACGCTGTGGCATTTGCATCTCCCGCCACATAGCTTGAAACACGCCAGTTACAGCGTGCCTCAAGATCTCCCAAAACTTGTTTGCCGGCATGCTCACCAAATACATCTTTGTACATTTGGCGCAGCTTATTAACCTCCGCTACCATCACCTACCATCCTCACTGCCTGTGCTGCTTGTGCAGCCGTGTAAACATCTTCTGATTCTTGCTGACGCTGCATCTGCTCTTGCTCTGCCGCAGCACGTTGCTGGCGCTGCTGATCAATCTGCGCTTGCGGGAACAAGACCTCTTTTGGAACACCAAGCGTATCAACAACATGGTTGACCAGGCCATCTGGGTTGAGGTGATCGCCAACCGGCAAAGACTGTGAAAGCGGCAGCAAGATCTCCAGAGCCTTCATTGTACTGTTAAGGCTGCTAGACTTCTGTGCGCGTGCCAGCGGTGATACATACTCAATGTCCACATCACGGCCTTGCAGGATTTCTGGCGGCTGTGCAAGCATCTCTTTACGCAACATTAGTGAGAATGTGCGGTCAATAAGTGGCCGCAGCATCTCGTTCATCAGACGCCCCAGAACCGGCCCTATAACGCGCATACGCTCTTCTTGACGCTGCACAACCTCTGTTGCTGTCATGTTGGGTGTTGCTGCTGACAGAAGCTGATCTACATAGAAAGCAGAGCGAATGGCACCACGCCGCTGCTCTTCCATCTGCAAGCCAATAGGAATGTTCGCGCCAGTGTTTAGAGGTGTGATTGTATCGCGCGTGCCAGACCTATAAAAATTAAGGCCACCTGGCTGTGTACGGACAGGGAGAAGAAATCCGTCGTCAGGAACAAGCAGTGGAGGATCTATTTGTTTCTGCGCAGCTTGGATGATGGTTTTTGACATCAAGTTGATCATCTTAACGTCAGGCAACGCCACCATCGCAGGTGACCGCCCCATCACTTCCCCTGTTGCCTTGAGAAAACGCGGGACAATGTATGGAAACTCTTGAAACCCACTGATAGCGACGGGCATCTTTGTTTCCATACAAACATAGACGGATGCAAACGGCATGTTCTTGTTGTCTTGCTTTGTTGGATCACGATCATCTCGTGGCAACACAGCATGCAAAAGAGTTACCTCTTCATCCGGCTTCTTCTCAAATGTACGTTGAATAAACTTGCCTACGTTTTCTAGGCCAAAGCGTTGCACAGCTTGCCGTGCAGGGATCTTATACTTACGGAATACAGTATCGACCATGCCGAACTGATCTTCTGCAACATAAAACTCAGAGATATGGCGTGTGCTGAAACGCAAGTTCTCGCCATCCATCTCAGCAAACATACAGCCAGTGCCAAAGACAACAAGATCCACATACAATTCATGTATCTCTGTCTCAAAGTTTGATTGGTTAAACGCCCTGATCATGCGCTTGCTGCTGTCTTCTAGCCAACGCTGCACATTGTCATCACGCCCAATGTCAGGATCTTTCATTGAAAGATGGAACCAAGGCGTAGCACCACTGGTAAGCATGCCATGCAGTGATGCAGACAAAAGATCTACAGCTTGCAGCGCAGTACCATCAAAGATTAGTTCCATGCGCTTTTCACCGCGACTGCGCTTTCGCACAATATCGGCTTTGCGTGGCAGCATATAGTCTGCCAATTCTTGATAATGAGTATCCCAGTTAGCGCGACGTTGCTCTAGGAACTCAAAACGGGAAACTAATTCTTTAACGGGTTCCATATCAGCCACCTAACAATGTTGGGGTTTGCCCTGTTTCTTTTGTATCGCCCAACGCTCCGGCAACAATAGTGCCGCCACGCCCCTTACGACGCCCTGTAGCTGCTGCTGTTGCTTCTGCGGCCATTGCCTCTGCACGCGCATAGTCAACCTTTGCTGGCGGCTCTGGCGGTGGTGGTGGTGGTGGTACGGTTACTTTAGGAGTTAGGAACGACATTAGACTCTCCTTACAGGGCCAAGCAGCGTTTCAAAATCAGCAGCGCCACCCAATAACTTGCCCCTTGTGCGTCTAGTTACACCAGGGCCACGGCCTCGCGCAGAGGCATCCATAATAACTCCTGCACTGGCATCATCAGGCACCACTTCTGGTGTCACGAGAGGAGTAACTTCTGGCGTTACATCATCTCTTTGTGTCGATTGCATACCTGTGCCGATTGGGCTAGATTCTGGCCTACCAGAATAAACCCTGCCTCCAAAAAGGCCGCGAGACACAACGCCAACAACATCACCAGCATCATCACGCACAGGCTCTGCTGTAGTAGACTGCCCACGCAGAATATTAGCTTGTCTGGTTAGGCTGGCCCTGGCAACACCCTCTAATACACGAGAAGCACCAGGCGGCAAGTTATAGTCAATGCCAGCAGCGCGTTCCTCTAACTGTTGTGCAGCTTGAATATTTCTAGCAAAATTACGTTGCGCCTGATTAGTTTGCATGCCCTGTGCTGTAGCACGGCGCTGTTCTTGCAAGCGAAAATCTTGTGCGCGTGAGCCACCCTCATCTGGGCCACCACCTGATCCCATATCAGTTCTCCTTCAAGGCGTGAAAGCCAATTTTTCCTGTTTCAGTACGCAACCAATAGCAATCACTATAGCCCATTTCGATAAATGTGTCTTTCAAATATCTAAAACCAGCTTTAATACTCTGAAATCCACCGAAAGCAATAAAATCAATAATCCAAGGACTATCACCGCAACCACGGAATCCTGCCGGTGGGAATCTGTTGGTGCGCACATACTCATCTATGTGGTGCATCTCAGGAAACGCCCATGTGGCAAACACAAATGGAAAGTCATCTTCGTCTTGAATGATTAGGTAGTTGCCCAAACTTAGCGGCGGCTCAATAAAATTCCTAATATCCTGGTCTGTATAGTCCTCATGGTAGTGACTGACCGTCATCATGGCCGTAGCAGTCTTAAAATGGTTCAGATCTACAATCATAACGTAAACGGGTTGTACTCATTCATCGCCTGTTGTTGCGGTGGACGAACCAGATTTTGTTTATTCTCCAACCCAACAGCCAAATACCTAAACGCATCCGCAGCATGGCTCGTGTAGTCATGGCGCGGGTGATCTCTGAAAACTTTTTTCCGTTCATCCCATTCCTGCCTATACTGCCGTAGCATCTCTACGCCATCATTACACTTATCTCTGTCAAAAAAGCATTTAGGCATCATCATGCGTGCCGCATTGATACCGTCTGCAATCTTCATTTTAGGAATTACACGGAAGCGAATGCCAAGACTAAACGCAGTCTCAAGCCTAGACTTGCCGCTACCCAACTCTCTTACTTCGATATCGTGCGGAGCAAGGTGATCACCGTAGTGATAATCCTTTTGGCGTAATACTTCAGCGTAGTGATCCAGCCCAACACCACCGTTTTCATAGTAATCAATAATGTTGATAGAGCCGCCACGAAAGATTTGAGCAAACCAAATAGCTGTTGAGTCATTTATACCCAGATCCCAGGCTGTATGCACAGGATAAGCTGGATCGTAAGGTACTCTTGTAATCCTTCCAGCGTCATCTGCATCAGCCAACAGTTTTCCATAATAAGCACCAATAATAGCAGCAGTGAACGAACATTCATACTCCTGCTCATACTGCTCTGCCGTCATCTGCGCCTGTGCTGCTGCCAGTTCTTCTGGCTTAACAAGCTGGCTCTCAGACGCCTTAACAACCTTATAGTACCATTGATCAGAACCATTAGCCGTTTCTGACTTGGCTTGTTCTAATAGATCAAAAAAATGATTATGTCCGGCTGGGGTGCCTAGAAATACAGCCACACCCTCCCTATCAGACAGTGCAGGACGTACAACCTCCCCCCATACCCTGGGATTTTGCATGCCAAATTCATCGAATACGCATAGATCAAGGTAGATACCACGCAGACTATCTGGATTCTCAGCAGACAACAGCATAAGTCTGCCGCCATTAGGAAAGTCTACACGCAGTTCTGTCTCATTGAAACTAACGCCAGGAATCACAGACGCATAATACTTCACATAATCCCATGCAATACGCTTGGCTTGCGTAAAAGTAGGCGCAACAAACGCAACCCTTGGCCTTGGTAACTCACAAGTTAGCGCATGCTTTATAAGATGATTAACAGCCCATACCGTCTTGCCAAACCTACGGTGCATAACCAATACATTCCAGCGCCTAACACTGGTGTGCATCTCTGCCTGTAAGTCTCTTGGCTTGTAAGGGATCTTAACTTGCACCATCGCTCTCCCAAACGATACGCACCGTGCCATCCGACACCTCTACACCAGCACGGTTCTTAACATCACCATACTGATCCGGCATTACCTTGCCGACCTTCCATCTAACATGCAAAGCATAATCCCTTAATACATTAGGATCATACTTCTTAGAACCAGTTAGCTGCTGCTGATACATAACCTCGACATCCTCCAATGCCTTCTCAGCACTCTGCTGCTGTGCCGTCTTAATCAGATTGCTTAACTCAGCGTCCTCTCCCATCCGCTGATACAGCACTGACCTGCTAACCTTCGCCGCCCTGCATGCACTGACAAGACTATGCCCGTCCATCAC